CTTGGCAATAGTTGGAACTACTTTCTTCTTTTTAGCTGCTACCAATTTCATGGCAAGCGGCTTCTTGCGAATCACCACCATAGTGAAAACAGGTCACAGAACACAGTTAACACAAGAGTTGACACCAACTGGTCACAGAACACAGTTAATGTGGAGAATTGTTGCCCTAATACAAGAGCCGGTAAATGCTGTCAGAAGACAAAGTGAAGAGACACGAGACAAAACAATTGTCAATCGAATCTTTAAGCTGTTTTTAACCCCCTCCCCCTACAGAATATTCTTCACTGAAAGGCCCATGCCATTGCCAGTAACGTGCTTGTTCGTCAAATGGTCGCCAGCACCAGTAACGATGATAGCGTTGCGAACTCTCTCCTTGGTCGCGTCGTCGTTATTGCGAATTGCGAACATGACGCCGCAAACTTGTTCGAGTTCAAGCGGCTTCTCGCTCATAAGAATTCGCGCCAACAACTTCTCGACGTTGTTGAAAATAGCAGTTCCTGCCTTCACATTGTAGTTGTGGCTGGTGAAATCGACAATGTACTCGCCATTGACAAGCTGCACTTCTTTGTAGTCAGACAGGCGGCAGCCAAGTGCTTCCGTTCTGTCCTTCTGTTCATCAGTGAGACTGTCTGCGCATGCAATATCGTCACCCATGGTGAGGCTGTGCGAATCTCTGAGAACAGCCGCCCACCGAGACTGCGAATGAACGCAACCTCTCATGCGGGAATTTGAAGCAGAAGTTGATGCACAACCTGAACCCATGATGCCCTTCCTAATAATCATGTAGACATCGCGACCAACACACAACAAGTGGTCTGCGCAACATCCAGCAAAATTCAAAATTGCTTGACACATAGCTGGTGGCCAGCCTGCATTTTCAGCGAGCTTCGCTCTAATCCAACCATCCACTTTCCACAAGGCTTGAGTCACTCCAAAGTCCCAACCACTTGCGTCTGCTTGTGAGACGACTGGCGGTTCAGACTCAGGCTTGTCCTTGCCCATGCGTTTCATGGCGGCTGTCATGTGAGCGTGACCATCATCATGGTGTCCCATTCCTGGGCACGAGCCAAAATTTTCCACTCCCTCGGAGTGGGTGAGGCCAGCAGCAAACACTGCTATATCTCCCTTGTTTTGGAAGTCGTGGAAGAATCGAACGACCATCTCGTTATGAGCGCCGGCGTTCCAAATCATCCTCCAACGATTGACCTCTGCCTTCTTAAAAGAGTGCATCTCGTCCTTGATAAACGCCACTTCTGGTTCAATCGCACCCATCTCAAACTTTTGTTGAGCTGTGGACTGTTCCGAAAATTCGCTCGTCATCAACGTAATGACACAAATAGTATACAACACCCTCATGATGTTGTTCCTTGCAAAAGGTCCACCCCAATACTTCTGCTTAATCTCGCATCCATCGTAGGTTTTGCTATACGCAGTTGGTTTTGTTCCGTCAACGTGACTGACCAATTCCGTAAAATACGCAAGCAACGGCATGTCCTTAAACGGGACTTCCACCTGGCCCTCTGCAAATTTTTCCACATGCTCGGCATCGTAGTCGGCTGTTCTTTCCAACTTACTACCAAGCTGATGAGTCAACGATTTCCGCATACCAGCAGCAGTTCTCTGTGCAGGAACATACTTCATGGCAGGGTTTCCTTTCTCATCCAAAACCGGCATTCCGTCGTCGTCGAACAACATCATGTCAAAATCTTTAAA